TGAGAATATTTTCCACGGTTCTTCTGATGTTTGCATGCGCAGCGCACGCTGCGGCCCAGAGTCAAACGTCCAACTCATTGCCGTTTACCGCGTTCGCTGCGCCTCCCGCGCCGGTGCTGACTTCGCTCGGCGGCCTCACCGCCAAGGGCAACATCTACACCGGAACGAAGATGCCCATCAATGGCACCGGATTCACCAACGCATGCGTGGTGAACGTTGACGGAACAGCACAGCCATCATCGACCTTTGCGTTCGTGTCAGCGACAGAAATCGACTACACAATCCCGGCCTCTCTGGGATCGGCTTCTGGCAGCGCTCATACCCTGACGGTGAGCTGTCCGCAGCCCGCGCTCGCCGAAAACATCCCGGTGACACTCCCAAACGCGGTAGCGAACACGGCGTACTCGGCGGCCCTCACGAACCAGTTCTCGATACAGGCTGGGAATCCGCCCTACCGGTGGAATCTGTCGCAGGGTTCGTCACTTCCAACGGGCTTGTCTTTGTCGCAATCGACCGGAGTTGTCAGCGGCATCCCTTCCTCTGCCGGTTCCGTAGGCTTCGATTTCTTCGTCAGTGACGCGAGCGGCGCTGCATGCACGAATAACACAGGGTTATTGGCCGCAATGCTGAAGCCTGGAGCGCGTATCGGGGCGGCTGGCCGATGAGCGATCTGGCGCGCCATCTCGAGCGCCACGCATCGAGCGACCGCGTTCACAGCGTCTGGAAAAGCGTCGCAATGTTTCTTTCGGGAGCCGTGCTCAGCCTGGCGTCCATGTGGGCCACCTATGTCCGCAATGCTGTGTCGCGCGATGAAATGGAAAGATACGTGAACCAGCGGGAAGTAGCTGTAGAGCAAAGACTCGATGAGCTGAACAAGAACGTGATCGAGCTGAAGGAAGTTACGGCGAGAATCGATGAACGAACCGCAGGGCGCGACGCGGCGAAAAAAGGGGGAGCACGTTGAGCAAGCAAACCGTCGAACTGTGGCTCCGCGGGCTGCTGGCGGCAGGCATCAGCGGGGCAGCGGGGGGGATCCTGACAGGGCTTGCAGCAATTGGGATTGACCCGCAACACTTCAATTTGAATGCGGGTCTGGCCCGAACAGCGCAAATCGCTGGCGCCGCCGCCATGATAAACGCGATCATCGGAGTCGCGGGATACCTGCAAAAGTCTCCGTTGCCAAGCGAATAGTCCTTGAGCGACACAGCACAGCGCACGTTCCTGCAGAAGACTGGACGCGCCATCCGCATGGCCACCGAAACCTACCTGAGCAGCGGGGCTGGCCGCCAGGCGCTCTTCGCCGCCTACCAGGAGTTCATGTCGCCTTTGGCTCCGCTGACTCCCACGGTTACGGGCGGCGAGCCGCGGCGATTCGACTGGCAGCAAGGCTACAACATCAACTACATGCCGCGCGCACTCGAAGGAATCAGCTTCGAGCAGCTGCGGGCGCTTGCCGATGCACACTATCTAACGCGCCTAGTCATCGAGACGCGCAAAGACCAGATTTCTAAGCTCGACTGGAAATTCAGCCTTAAACCAAGGCCGGGAGAGCCATCGCGGAAAGTGCGCGAGCGCTCCGATTCAGACCCGCGCGTAAAAAAGATACAGGAGTTCTTCGCGCGTCCAGACGGCGAGAACGATTTATCCACATGGCTCCGCCTGTGGGTCGAGGATATGCTCGTCATCGACGCGGCAAGCCTGCTGATCGGCAGAGAGAATCCAGACGACCTGGGAAGCAGGATAACGCGTCTGGTGCCCATCGATGGCGCAACAATCAGCCGCAAGATTTCGCCGGATGGCACCACACCCGTCCACCCGATGCCTGCATATCAGCAGATCATCAAGGGACAGATTCTGTGCGACCTGACGACAAAGCAGCTCGTATACATGATGCGCAACCCGCGAACCAACCGCGTGTACGGCATGTCGCCGGTCGAGCAGATCATTCTGATTGTGAATATGGCGCTTCGTCGCGACATGTCGAAGCTCGCATATTACACGCTCGGCAGTATCCCAGACGCCATTGCGCAGGTGCCGGAGACATGGGGACCAGACCAGATCGATCAGTTCCAGAAGGCGTGGGACGCTGCGCTATCTGGAAACGTGGGCGCGCGCCGTATGCTTCGTTTCATCCCAAGTCTCGGTTCCGGTGGCAAGCAGGGAGGCATTGTCCAGCTAAAAGAGGCGATGCTGAAGGACGAATGGGATGAGTTCATCGCTCGTGTCATCTGCTTTTGTTTTTCGCTTCCGCCTACTGCCTTCGTGAAGCAAAACAATCGCGCGACCGCGCAGACCGCCCAGAAGCAAGCCCTGCAAGAGGGATTCGAGCCAACGAAGAACTGGATCGAGGACAAGGTCAACTGGCTGATCCAGAGTCCCGACATCCTCAACGAACCCGAAGTCATCATCGCGGCCGAGGACGAAGATGACATAGACCCACAGATTCAGGCCAATGTCGACAAAATAAACGTATCGATGGGAATTGAATCCATCGATGAAATCCGCGAACGCGATGGCAAAGAACCGTGGAATATCGGTCCGTTCGTGCTGACTGCGCAAGGGCCAGTCATGCTCGACGACGTGAAGAGCGGTGAAGGACGCGTACTGCCGAACAAGGGAAGCGATCCGACTCAGCAGTTCAGCACGGATGGAAAATTCGGTACGCCAAAGAAGCCGGCGCTAAAGCCGGCAGTTCCGGCTGCCGCGGCCAAGGCCGATCTTAAAAAAAAAGTGCTGAGTATGCCGCTGGCAAAGCTGCCTGCGCACGTTGAGATAAAGGTGAGAAAAGCAGCAGGGACAATCGAGCGTTTCTTTAGGAAGGAAGCGAAGAAGCTCGCACGTGAGGTGGCAGAGGGCTACAGCGAGGTCGCAAAAGCTTCCGATGAGGATGCCGCCGAGAGAATTGTCCAGGATGTAAGTTTCGATACTTGGACAGCACTGGTTCCGAGTATCGCTTCCGATCTCGAGCAGATTGCGCAGGAAACGGCGCGCGAGGTCCTGATCACCCTCGGCGTTGACGATAGTGAGGTCTTCGACCAGGTCAACCAGGACGCGCTCGAATTTGCGCGCGCGAGGGCTGCCGAGCTTGTGGGAAGAAGAATCGTCGGCGGGGAACTCGTGGACAATCCGAATGCTGAATGGGCGATTACAGAGACGACGCGCGAGGAGCTTAAGCAGCTCGTGATTGAGGCCTTTGCCGAAGGGCTAAGCCCGGCGGCTCTTGAGACCAAGATCGAGAATGCGGCAACGTTTTCCGCGGCGCGCGCCGAGATGATCGCTAGAACGGAGCTTTCCCGCGCGCATATTCAGGGTGCTTTGTCCGCCGCCGCGGCCAGCGGTGTCGTCACCGCGAAATACTCGCTGCTCGGCTCCGAGCACGACATGGACGACGAGTGCGACACAAACGCCGACGCTGGCGAATTGAAGCTCGATGAGCCGTTTCCTTCGGGAGATATCGCTCCGCCATTTCATCCGAATTGCGTGTGCGCGATGGAGTTCACATATCAGGGAGAGTGACACATGAAGCTCTTCGCTCAAATCACCAAAGTGGATGCCAAGCAGCATCTGGTCTACGGCGTAATGGCCGAAGAAGCCGTCGACAAGGCCGGAGAGATATTTGACTATTCGAGTTCGAAGCCATACGTCCAGGCTTGGAGCGCCGAGTTCGACAAGGCGACTGACGGAGCCAGCCTTGGCAATGTGCGCGCCCAACATTCGTCTATCGCTGCCGGAAAGCTGATCGGCATTGACTTCGACGACGCGCACAAGCGCATCGAAATCGCCGCCAAAATCGTCGACGACAATGAATGGAAAAAAGTTGAAGAGGGGGTATACACCGGATTCTCCATCGGCGGCAGCTATATCCGCCGCTGGCCGGATGGCGACGCGATGCGCTACACCGCTCGTCCGAACGAGGTGAGCATCGTGGATAACCCCTGCATGCGCGGAGCGCATTTCACGATGATCAAAGCCGACGGATCAGAGGAGGACCGCAACTTCGGCAAGGCTGCCAAGACCAAGCGCGTCGGCGACAAAGACCTTACGTCCGAGCATTTCGCATACGTGGGCGATCCAGAAAAAACGGACACCTGGAAGCTGCCAATCCACGACGCCAATCACGTCAGAAACGCCCTGGCGCGATTCGATCAAACCGAGGGAATACCGCAAAGCGAGAAGGCCGCAGTATACGCGCGGATCGTGGCAGCCGCGCACAAACACGGCATCGAGGTCAGCGGCGACGCCGAAAAATCCGCAGATGGCGCTGACAAATTCAATAAGGAGAGCAACGATATGTCGAACGAACGAATCGACGCGCTGACGAAACAGGTTGAGACCCTGACGATGCAGCACGCCGAACTGAAGAAGGCCAGCGAGGCGCACGCCGCGCACCTGCATGGCCTGAAGGCAGCGCACGATCTTATGGGGCATCATCTCATGAAGATGTGCGATGCAAGCTACAAGGCCGACTTGCCGGACAATGTCAAGAAGTGGCTCGGCGAGCAGGGAATCACGTCTTCTGCCGCTGGCACCTCTGGCAGTGACCCAAAATCCGCCGAACTCGAAAAGAAAGTGGATGCGCTGACCACCTCTGTTGCGGAACTGGTGAAGGGCCTCGGCGAGGCGCTTGCGGCAAGGAAGCATGATCTGCCAGCGGGAGCCGTCCGCAACGGCAATGTCGTCACCATCACCAAATCCGAGGACGGCGCAAAGAAAGACACCTCCGACGATGGCAAAGTCTTCGCCAAGGCTGCCGACATGCCTGTGAGTGTCCGAAGCGCTTTCCTCTCGAAGCCAATGAGCCCGGAGTCCTTCCTGGCTCGGCAGTAACTCGCTGCAAGGGTCCCGTAGCACCAAATTCGATTGTCTGGGCGTGACGGAGATGGCGCGACTCCGACGCCAAAGGAGAGCTTTTGTCATGTTGACTGCTGAATTGGCAGACTTGACCCGGAAGACGCTCGCGCTGATGAAAGACGCGACGACTCAGGGCATCGTTGTAAATACCGGATTGCAGTACTACGACCTGGAAGCACAGGCCAAGAGGCTGTATCCGGTGCTCACCCCGCTGCGAAACCGTATCCCTCGCGTGAAGAAGCCGGGCTACGGTATCCAGCCCAACTGGAAGGCGATCACAGCGATCAACTCGTCGACGCCGTCTCAATTTGTCGGCGTTTCTGAAGGGCATCGCGGCGCGAAAATCTCCCTGACGGAGAAGGATTACAGCGCTCCATACAAGGGAATCGGCCTCGAGAACTCGGCGACGTTTGAGTCGGCCTACGCATCCGAGGGTTTCGACGATGTGCGCTCTCTCGCGCAGATCACGACGCTGGAAGCGCTGATGATTGGCGAAGAGAACATGATCCTCACGGGAAACACGAGCATGGCGCTCGGGACCACTCCCACGCCGACCGGCGTAGCCTCCGGCTCGGATGGCTCGTTCGGCGCGGGCACGGCGTTCTTCTTCTGTGTCGCACTGACGCCTTTCGGCGTGCAGTACGTCGGCGGAACGATTGCGCCAACAACCTCGGCAATCCCCTCGGCCAACTGGCCGGCTCCGACCTTCACCAAAAACAATGCGGACGGAAGCAGCGACGTTGTCAATGGCGGCGTTGGGCAGATTTCCGCGCAGGGAAGCATCGCGACCGGTGCCAACAACCATGTCGTGATCACCGTCGCGCCAGTCAAGGGCGCCGCTGGCTACGCGTGGTACGTTGGCACGACCACGGGCGCTGCGAACTGCTTCCTCGCAGCAATCACCGATATCCCGACCGTGACCGTGCTCGGCCCGGGCAACGCCTCAAACCAGGCAGCCAATGCCGCAGGTCTCTCTTCCGATCACTCGACGGTATCGCTGGCTTTCGATGGTCTCACCACCTTCGCGCTGAATGGCGTGGGCGGCAAGACGCCCGGATACTACGCGACTCTTTCGGGAGGTCCGCTCACGAGCGATGGGCATGGCGGAGTGACCCAGATTGAAACTGCATTCCAGTACTTCTGGGATAATTTCCGCATTTCGCGGGGCCTGGAAATCTGGGTCGGGTCGCGGCAGGCCAAAAACATCACGAATATCGTGCTCTCTGGCACGACAAACCCCGTCTACAACCTCATCATGCAAAACGGCGCAGCACAGGGCGATATCACCGCCGGAGCGCTCGTCACCAGCTACCTCAATCGTTACAGCCTGGACGGCGCGCAGCGCGTTCCGGTCCGCGTTCACCCGTTCATGCCGCAGAGTTGGATTTTCTTCAATCTGACCGAAGTCCCGTATCCCAACGCCAACGTGCCGGGCGTTGCTCGCATCGTCACTCGCCAGGAGTACTACTCGAAGGAATGGCCGATTGTGACGCGCGAGTACGACTATGGCGTCTACGCGGATGAAGTGCTCCAGCACTACATCCCGCTCGGCCTCGGTGTCCTGGCGGATTGCCAGTAAGGACAAGATCGTTGTCCGAACGCGCCGTCGGATAGCGGTAGCGAGGGGCGACAGGTTTCTCGAGCCGTCGCCCCTCTTCTTATATGGCAGACACTGGCCAACCAGAGCCGACAGACATCATATCGCTCGATGCGCTGAAGGCATGGCTCGACATACGAGCTGAGAACACGCGGGATGACACCGTTTTGCAGCGACTCATATCCGCCGTCAGCGCCAAGGTCTACACCCGCTGCGGACGGCCGGCAAACGGTTTCACCGTGTCCGCCGATATCACGGAAACCCGCAACGGAACTGGAACAACGGAGATGGTGTTCGCCAACTGGCCGGTAACATCCGTGGCGTCTCTGACCGTCGACGGTATCTCAATCACGCCATCGCCGGACGGCGTGCAACCGGGGTACGTATTCGACGACCAATCCATTTCGCTTGTCGGCATCCCTGCACGCTGGAATGTGGGCCAAACCTTTTCGGGTCTTGGCTTCCCTCATTACTTCAGGCAGGGAAAGAACAACGTCGTCGTGGCATACACGGCTGGCTACGACAGTGTGCCCGATGACCTCATTCAGGACGTCATCGACATCTGCTCGCTTCGGTATATGGGGCGTCAGCGCATCGGTCTTCGGTCCAGCCAGTCACGGACCGGAGAGACCACCACTTTCGACACCGGCGAGCAGGAAGAAAAGATCATGCAGGAGATTGAGCGCCGATATAAGCGGCGCTTCATAATTTCGTGAATTTCGGGATTCAGGTCGACCCTGCCTTCGCGGAGTTCCTGAACGGGAAGCGCGCTCGGCTGCTCGAAGGCCTGCGAAACACGATGGTGTTCCAGACCGGAGCGCTGTCGAGATACATCAAGGAAACCAAACTGTCCGGCCAGGTGCTGCGAAATATTACCGGAAATCTGCGAAACGCTGTCTTCCCCAGCGTTGAGACTGCCGGAACACAAATCATAGGCCGAGTGTCAGTCGACAACTCCGCGCCGTACGGAAAGTATCAGGAGTACGGAGCGCATATCCCAGAGCGCGTTCCCGTGCGCGCCAGAGTTCTGCATTGGGTTTCTGGCGGAGCGGACGTCTTCGCCATGCGGGCCAGGGCATTCGATTTGCGCGCTCGCCCATTCATGCGACCGTCGCTGGAGGAGAGACGCGCTGCAATCCTCGAAGCGCTGAGCACATCGATTCAGGGAGCGCTCCGTGCTTAACGGTCGCGACACGGTCTACTCCGGGGTGCTGACCTTTCTCGCCAAAGCTGTTGGCGTAAGGACAATCACGCGCGTCCCGCTTCCCGAGCAAAGTCTCGCCACTGCCAACATGCCCGTCCTTGAGCAACTCAATGCCAACGAGGAGGCGGAGCGGCCTCGCGTGGGCATGCCGGTTCTGTGGCGAGTCGAGTTGCCGCTGATCGTCTACATCACCACGCCGGATAACGATACAGCCGACACGGTGATGTGTAATCTCATCGACGCTGTCGAGGAGGCGCTGGCTCCAGACCCCGCGACAGGCAAGCAGACGATTGGCGGATTGGTGGTCGATTGCAAGCTGAAGAAGACAACGAGGGACCCGGGGTACCAAGTCGGCATCGGCGCTGCCGGCATTTTGCTGGATATTCTCACGACGAGCTAAAGGAGAACGACGATGATTCTTTTCGGAAGCGGCACGCTCATCGCGAAGCCGGTTAGCGGGAATCTGGCCGCTAATCCGACTCCGATGGCCGTGGGCATTCTGCAGGATTGCCAGGTCGAAATATCGCGCGAGATCAAGGAGCTGTACGGGCAGGACCAGATGCCCGTGGCAATCGCGCCGGCCAAGCACAAGATGACAGCCAAGGCGAAGTTCGCACAGATCTTCGGCAAGCAGTGGACTGACCTGGTGTTCGGGCAGAGCACCGCAACGGCATACAACGCCTTCAGCGTTTCGCCGAGTACTGCGATCCCAACGACTCCGTTCCAGATCACGCCGAGCATTCCGGGCGGCGGAACATTTGTCGAAGACCTCGGGGTTGTAAACGCTGCGACAGGACTTCCCTTCACGCGAGTCGCGTCAGGACCGGTTGCCGGCCAGTACAGCGTGAACGAGGGAACCGGCGTCTATACCTTCGCATCCGCAGATCAGGTGAGCGGGATATCAGTCGTGATCTCATTCATCTACACGGTGTCGACTGGCGGCGTCAAGATGACGTTCGCAAACCAGCTCATGGGTTATGGCCCAATCTTCGAAGCGAACCTCGTCGTTGCCTACAACAATCAGGCGGCGCTGCTGCGCATCTTCAACTGCGTATGCTCGAAAATCTCGCTGCCCACGAAGAACGACGATTTCGTCATTCCTGACTTCGAGTTTTCTGCTTTCGCAAACGCGGCAGGAAACGTCTTCGAAATCGATACCACTCAGTAATTCCATTTGCCACTGGAGGCGCACAGTGCCAATCATAAAAGCTCGAATCGAGGGGCGCGACTACTGCTTCGCGCCCCTGAAGGTCGGACAACTCCGCAAGTTCCGCTCCGCAGAACTGCCCACCGGCGATCTCGAACGCATCGACTTCTGGCTGCCGTACATCCAGGATTCGATCCAACGGGCGGGAAGCACCATGCCGGAATTTGATGATATGGATATAGACGAGGCATCGCGATTCTTCACCGCAGCAATTGCCGCCATGATCGAGGCCTCTGGCGGGAAGATGCAGCCAACGGGGGAAGGGCAGCCGGCGGCGGACATTCCTGGAACGACCTCGTCGGCCTCGTCGTAAGTTCCACGAGCTACAAAATCGCGGAAGTCGACGAAATGACGGTAGACGACCTCGAACCGTTATTCGATCACTGGAAGGACAATCCTCCCACGCACCTCATTCTCGGAGCCGTCTACCTGAAAAAGCGCAAATCGCCGGCGCACACCGGAGTCACCGAGCAGGAGCTCCTGGCCGCTGGCGTCATGAAGATCAATCCTAAACCCAAACATGGCTGACGGCCAACTCAATATAAGGATCGTCGTCGACACATCCCAGGCCGACGGCGGCATGAAGTCGGCCGCGGCTTCCGTTGAAACCGCCGCGACGCGCATGGCGGCTTCGCTGAAGAACGCCGGCGTTTCGGCCGAAGACGCTACGAGTGCGATGAAGAACCTCGGCTTCGGATCCGAGGAAACCGCGCAGGCGCTCTCTGCCGTGGGCATGGCCAGCAACGTCGCGGCGCCGGCGCTCGATCGGACGGCCGCATCGGCAAATAACGCCCGGTCGGCCATGATGGGCCTAAACCGCGAGATTGGGCTGGGCGGCAACCGGGCACTCTCCACATTCGTCGCGCAGTCCGAGATGATCGGACCTGTGCTCAGCAAGGCGTTCACCGGCATCGCAATCGTAGGTTTCATCCAGCTCGCGACGCTTGCCGGCGAGAAGCTTTCCGCTCTAATCGCCGACACGTACATCTTCACGGATGCGCAGAAGGCCCTATATTCGCAGATCGTTGGCGACAGCCAGAAAATTGTCCAGCTGAACGAGCAGCATCAGAAGGCCTTGAGGGATATCGCTGTCGTGGGACTGCCTCTGGCTCAGCAGGAGCAGATGCGAGCGCAATGGGCGAAGCAGGATGCCGACGCCCTGAAATCACAGGTGGAGCAGACCGAGAAGCAACTCTCGCTGGCGACGCAGCAACTCAGCGTGCTACAGAAGCAACGGGAGGCGGCTCAGTCGCAGACCGTTACCGTAGCAAAAGTTGGGACAGTATCCGCCGACCAAGGGCAATTCGACAAGGGTATCGCGGATGCGGAAGCCGAAGTCACGCGCCTCTCCTCATCCCTGGCCGTGCTCCGCGCTCAGTACACCGTAGCGGCAGACGCCGCGGAAGGGATGTCGAAACGTTCAGGCGTCGAGCAGTCGAGAGAGCACGCTCGCGCCATTCAGGAAGAGTACGACAGGGTATTTCGGCTCAACGAAGCCATGCAGAGACTGCAAAACGAAGCGGATCGCCTGCGTCTTGCCCAGGAGCAGCTCGACCGCGAACAGCAGGCCCTCGGCGAGTCCGCCGTCGCGAAACAAACAGAAGAGCAAACGCATGCGCTCGAACAGCTCTCCGAAGCGCAGCGCCAGGTCGCAGAAGAGCGACTACGCGATGTCGAACGCGATGCCGTCGCCGAAATCGACATCCAGGAACAACAGGTTCAGGAACAATTCAGACTCGGGCAACTGAGCGCGGCACAAACCCGCGATAGGCTGAATGCGTTGGCCGCTCAGAAGCTACAGATAGAACTCGACTACCTGAACAAGCTGCAAAAGCCGATACAGGAAAGAATCGCGACCGAGGAAAAAGCAAACGCCGAGGACCTAAAGGAATGGCAGAAGCTTCAGAGCCAAAAGCTTGAGGCGCAGCGGCAGTTCAACGCCCAGGTCGAAAAGAACAACGAGACGTCTGCAATTCACCAAATCACTCCGTTGCAGCGCGCATTTCAGTCACTCGAACGTGAAATGGACGGCCTTGTACGCAATTTCCTGGAGGGCACGACCAGTATCGGTGGAATGTTCCGGCGTCTCGCTGGCGACATCCTCATGACGATGATAGAGGCGTTCGCGCGCCTCATCCTCGAGCAGCTGGCCTACACCGCGACTGCGGGCCTGATTGGCAAGGAGCACGCCTTCGGCGACATCATGCGGTCGGCGTATCAGGCCGCCGCGAAAGTCTATGCGGAAGTGCCCTTCCCGATGAACGTTCCTGTTGCAGGCGCTGTATTCGCTACCGTTGTGGCAATGGGCGGATCGCTTCCTTCGGCGGCGGGAGGCATGATCGTGCCGAACGATACGCTGGCAATGGTGCACAAGAATGAAATGGTGCTGCCTGCGGGAATCTCGCAAGGCTTGCAGGGGCTGATTGGTGCGGGAGCCAGCGGAGGCAACACGACGATTCACATTCATGCGATGGACGCTCAGAGTTTCGCCGAGTTTCTCGACCGCGACGGAAACGCGAATGCTATCGCAGCCAAACTCCAGCAGAGGCAGCGCCTCTTCCGATGAGCAACATAGTCTTCAGCCCGCCGCCTTATCTGGCATGGAGCGTCTTCAAGTCGCCGCAATTCAACACCGTCGTCCAGTCGGCAACAAGCGGAAAGACTGTGCGAGTGGCTCTATGGTCCAACCCCATCTGGACGTTCAAACTCACCTGGGATGTCATTCGAGACGGTAACGCAACGCCATCGGACATTCAAACGCTGATCGATTTCTTCCTCGCGCGACAAGGATCATTCGATACGTTTCTCTTTACCGACCCGACAGACAACTCCGTGAGTAATCAGCAGTTCGGAACTGGCGACGGCACGACTCTGTCCTTTCAGCTTACGCGCACATGGGCGAGTTTTGCGGAAGCGATACAGAACACGAACGGCGCGCCGGTAATCAAGAAAAATGGCGTTACATTGTCAGCCGGCGTCGATTATTCCATCAACTCGACGGGACTGGTCACTTTTTCTGTAGCGCCAGCTACGTCGGCGGTCCTCACCTGGACGGGCAGTTTCTTTTACCGTCTCCGGTTCAAGAATGATCTGCAGGAGTTCGAGAACTTCCTTTTCAACCTCTGGTCGGCGAAGACTGTGGAACTAGTGAGCGAGCGGCTGTGAAGTTCGCATCTTCGGCACTCAAGGCGTTCCTGCCGTCCACGCGGCAATTCTTCGAGGCGGACCTGTTTACGATTACGCCCGCTGGCGGACTGGATGAGAACTTGATTCTCTGGTCTCAGGACCTGAGCAAGTCCGTGTGGACCCGGAGCGCGAATGGCGCGGCCAACGCTCCTGTCGTGACGCCAAACGCTGTTGCCGCTCCAGACGGCAGCATGACCGCCGCCAAGATAGCTTTTCCTTCGGCATCCAGCGGCCAAAATCCAGATGTCTTCGAGACACTGAGCTACCCAACGGCGTCCACTGCCTACACGTTTTCAGTGTGGCTGCGCACGGACTCTACGGGAAGCATCACCTTGGAGATCGCTGACAATCCGACGACCCAGTCGCAGACCGTCGTCGCGAACCTGACGAGCGCCTGGCAGCGGTTCAGTTTGACGTTCACGTTCCCTGCTGGAACCAATCCGCAGGTCCTTCCCGTGCTGCTGAATGAAGGGCCCGCGCCCGCCCTAAATGTATACGCCTGGGGAGCAAAGCTTAATCGCGCCACCTCGCCCGGCGCGTACATTTATACCGCTGGCCAGCCAGTGCTGAATGTTGGCGCGCCGCTTCGTATCACCTCGAGCGACCGCGACGTGGTCTGGGCGGTGACTCCAGGAGATTTCCCTTCGGTATTTTCCTCGGACAATCCGCTCATTTCCCGCGGCCAAATGCGGTGGGGCGTAGGCCTCACGGTCGACACGCTGGACCTAACCTTGCTTGAGCAGGCTCCTGTCACGCTCACGCCACAGATCGCGCAAGGCTACCTGGACGGAGCGCGCGTGCAACTCGACCGGCTATATGGCACGGCGTTCGGCGCGTGGATAGATTCTGTGACTCTGTTTGCCGGCAACGTGGCCGATGTGAAGGAACTCGGACGGTCGCACGCGAAGATCGAAGTGCGGAGCCGACTCGAATTGCTTAACAATTCCTTGCCTCGGAACCTCTTTCAGCCCAGCTGTCGCTGGAGTCTGTTCGATTCCGGGTGCACGCTGAACAAATCTTCGTTCGGCACTTCGCTGACGGTCAGTGCGGTTGCGAACTCCCTGCAATTCACCTCTGGCGCGACGCAGATTGACGGCTACTACGACCTCGGGACGCTTACCTTTACCTCCGGGGCGAACGCTGGCGTCAGCGTCACCGTTAAGCACTTTCTGCATTCGAGCGGCACATTTATTCTCAACTCACCACTGGCGGTCGCTCCTGGGGACGCCTTCATCGCATATCCGGGCTGCGACAAGCAACAATCAACATGCTCTGGAAAATTCAGCAACTTGGTCAATTTTGGCGGCATGCCGTACATTCCGGTGCCGGAGAGCGCGGTTTGATGGACGCGCGCGAACGAGTAACCGCCGCCGCGAGAAGCTGGCTCTGCACGCCGTTCCATCATGAGGCGCGCGTAAAGGGCGTCAAGGGCGGCGTGGATTGTGCTCAGCTGCTCATCGCGGTCTATCATGAAGCTGGCCAAATTCCAGAAATCCAGCCCGAGCATTATCCGCACGACTGGCACCTCCATCGCGACGAGGAAAAGTATCTCTCCTGGGTCGAGAAGTTCGCCCACCAGGTCGACGTGCCTCAGCCCGGAGATGTTGCGATCTTTCGCATCGGACGCACCTGGTCACATGCCGGGATTGTGATCGAATGGCCGATGATCATTCATGCATGGTTTGCGACTTCCGTCGAATATTGCGATGCGTCGAAGGAGCCTCTCCGCTCGTACGCGCGTCGCTTCTACACGCTTGATGAGTGGCGGCCATGAGCGGACTCTTCGGATATACGAACGCTAAGCAGCCTTCCGCGCTCAAGGGAATGCGTGCCCAGACGTCGGTTTACGGCACGGTAATTCCCATCGTCTACGGCAGGACGCGCGTGCCAGGTAACCTCCTGTGGTATGGCGACTTCAAGGCGTTCAAGGTCAAGGCGCAGGGCGGCAAGGGTGGCCTGTTCGGCGGTGGAGGAAAAGGCGGAGGCGGCTATACCTATCAGGCCTCCGTCGAGATCGGCATATGTGAAGGACCGATTCGAGGCGTCCGAAATATCTTTGACTCTGCCGGCGTCCTTGCGGTCAATCAGGCCGTTGAGACCTATACCGTTCCGGGCGGAGGCGGCTCCTACACCGTAACCCATTCCGCTAATTTTTTCGGAAACCTGGGAGTCACGCGCGGCGACACCTACTCCGTCGCCGTAAACGACTACGGCAACCCTGCGGGACCGCAGACCCTGACAGGAACGCAGCAGACTCCGATGGTGCTCGTAGTGTCGAGCCCTGGGGCGGGACAGTATATGGAGAGTGCTGGCGTCTACACATTCTCCGCCGCCGACGCCGGCAAGGTGATGACCATCACCTACGACTGGACTCCGCCGAACTCAACGGATAACGGGCAGCCTCTTACCATCGCACAGTTCGCGCAGTTCCTGGGCACGCAGGGCCAGGCGCCATGGAGCTATCTCACGACCAATCATCCCTCGCAGGCACTCGGGTACACGGCACTTGCGTATCTGGCGGCTGCCTCGCTCAACCTCGGTGCTTCCGGCTCGATGGGCAACTACAGCTACGAGGTGGATGCCCTTCTCCCGTTCGGCGCCGGCATCCCCGACGCAAACCCCCGTGATGTGGTGATCGATCTGCTGACGAACTCGCTCTACGGTGCTGGCTTCCCGCTTAACGAGATTGGTGACCTGTCAAACTATTCGGCATTCTGCATCGCTAACGGACTGTTCATTTCTCCCGTGCTTGACAGCGACCAGCCAGCCAACCAGTGGATCGACTCGATCCTGCAGGGCACAAATTCCGAAGCCTTCATGTCCCAGGGCTTCCTGCGAATCGCTCCCTACGGGGATACGTCCGCCGTCGGCAACGGCGCGACCTACATCGCCAATACGCAGCCCATCTACGACTTGAACGACGACGACTTTCTGGATCGCGGAGGCAAGGACCCGGTCACGATCACTCGTCCAACGATTGCCGACGTGTTCAACAACGTAAAGGTCGAGTATCTTGACCGCTCAAACAACTATAATCCGGTTGTCGTAGAAGAGTTCGACCAGAACTCTATCGAGACTTACCGCAAGCGCCAGGTATCGCCTACGCAGATGCACTTCTTCACGACACAAGGCGCGGCGCAGCAGACCGCCAACATGCTGCTGAAGCGGCAAGTATACGTCCGCAACACCTATGATTTCGCTCTCGACCGCAGATACGTTCTGCTCGATCCGATGGACCTCGTCACGCTCACCGACGCCAATCTCGGACTCTCGAAGAGACCTGTCAGAATTAAGGAGATTCAAGAGCAGCAGGATGGAAGCCTGGCAATCGTGGCCGAGGACTTTCCGTGGGGCACCGCGACGCCGACCCTGTACCCGAAGCAGACGACGTCTCCTTTCATTCCCTCGGCCGATGCCGATCCGGGAAGCGTCAACCCGCCAATACTGTTCGAGGCGCTGAGCAGGCTAAATGGGCAGATCGGCTATGAGGTCTGGATGGGTTTGTCCGGCTCCTCGCCCAACTGGGGCGGCTGCCACGTATGGGTATCGACCGACGGGATCACCTACAAGCAAGTGCTCGATGCCGAAGGCAATACCGCAATGTTCACGCCCTCGCGCATGGGCGTACTAACGACCTCGCTGGCTTCCCATTCTGACCCTGATACGACGGACTCCTTTGGTGTCGATCTGTCGCAGAGTTTCGGGCAATTGTTTTCCGGTTCGGCTTCTGACTGCGACAATTTCCGCACGTTATGCTGGGTGGACGGCGAACTCATCTCATATCAGACGGCGACGCTAGGAGCGATTTACAACTACACCCTCGGGACCAGGCTGCGCCGCGGAGTATTCGGCTCGCCGATTGGCGCGCATACCATCGGCTCGAAATTCCTGCGTCTCGACGAAAATATTTTCGCCTGGCAATACGACCCTACGCTAATTGGCACCACCGTCCACTTCAAGTTCACCAGCTTCAACCTGGTGGGGGCGCGCGAGCAGTCACTTGCGGGCGTAACAGACTACACCCTGACGCTTACCGGAACCGGACCCGGACTGCTGACTCCCGCGCATGCGACCTACAGACCACTGTTGGACCCGCTCACGGGACATGACGCGGGATCAAGTGCCACGATCAATGTCGCGGCCTTTTCTATGCGAGTCAGTGGCATGCCTGACATCGCGGTTAACTCTGGCGCCGTAACCGGCCTTAGCTACGACACGCTGTACTATGTCTACTACGACGACCCGAGCTTCCTCGGTGGCACGGTGACCTATCACGCCACAGGAACAAAGGAAACCGCCCTCAACGGCGCAGGCAGGTTTTTCGTCGGCTCGATTACCACTCCTGTCGCTGGCGGCGTGGATACGGTTGGCAACGACGACGGTGGCAGCGGCGCCCAATCTGGCATGGTGACGGTTCTGCCTATGTCAGTCGCCACCGTTTCCACAATCGGAAATGGCTCCGTAGCAAATCCCAATAACGCAATCGACGGCGATCAGTCAACTTATGCCTCGCTGACGGTCTCAGGAGATGGGAACCAGAACGTGGCGCAACTGACACTTTCGGCCCCAGCCGGAGTTCTGCGCAGGCCGATCACCGTAAATGTTATGGTGATACTAGAGTTCGTAAGCAACTCGCTATCTCCCCAGGGCCTCGTGAATAATCTCTTGGTCACTGCATTGCCAACAAGCAACACCCTGCTGGCCTCGAATGGTCCGGTAGCCATAACAAAGCTTGGTGCTGGACTCCCTGTAAGTACAAGTCCTGCAAGGATTGGAATACAGATACTTCTTGGAACGCAATGGCGCGTCCTGCCCAGCGGATTTGCGACCTCCGGCTCCGCAGAGGTTCGCGTTCACGAAGCATGGGTCGAGGTCAGGGAATGAAGCTCACGGTCCAACTCGGAGAATACGAGGTTACCGTCGACATTCAGCGCAACGGTCACAAGCACGATGAACTCGACTTCATTGCCGCGTGTGGTGACAAGACCGTCACCGGTCGCATGACCGTCACTGGCGGACATGAAAAGACGCGCGAGCAGCTCGATA